CAGCGCTATATCGAATCTCAAATTCACTGGATGAATGAACATCATCCAAAATGGAATGAAACTGTTAATTCCAATGATTTTAAAGATTGGCTAGGACAACAGCCGGAAGTGATACAAAGCATGGCGAATAGCAGCCATGCAAGAGACTATGATTATCTGCTAAAAAACTTTAAACTAGGCAGACAAGAAGAAAACAAGCTCAAAGCTGATGACTTAGCACAGCGCCGCCAACAAAAGTTGGCCGCAAATGTATCTGTGCCTAAGAGGGGAGAAGGGAAGCCTTCTCAACCGCCTGATGACTTTGAGCAAGCTTGGGATTATTACGCCAATAAAAGGTAACCTAAGCCTAAAGCCGGGAGGCTTTATTTAAATCCTACATGGAAAGCTTTAAACGATGATTTGGTCAGCCGCACTTCGCCAAGTGCCGCTCAAAGAATTAGCACTCCTCGTTATCAAAGCCTAACGTGTTTATTGATTTTTTAACACATTAATGACTTTAATTAACCAGGAGTGCAATCATGGCACAAACCACATACGGCTCAATTAGCCAAAGAACCGCAGCTTGGGCAGCGACAGAAATGCTGTCTCATGCTGAACCCATCCTTGTTTTGTCTAAATTCGGTCAAAACAAACCCCTTCCAAAAAACAAAGCCGATACTGTCAAATTTAGACGGCCTGTTCCGTTTACGGTTTCTACAGCTCCATTAGTTGAAGGCGCAACCCCAACTGCACAACAAATGCAGTATGAGGATGTGACCGTACAGCTACAGCAATATGGCGCAGTGACTGAAATCACCGATGTCGTCAATGACCTTGCTGAAGACCCGGTATTGAAAGATGCTTCCATGCTTTCAGGTGAGCAAGCCGCAGAGACCATTGAATTAGTCACTTATGGCGCTATTAAGGCCGGAACCAATGTGTTCTATGATACCTCAGCCCATACGACCAGAGCTTCAGTAGACAGCGAACTCACTCTGAATAGATTGCGTGCTGTAGTACGCTCTTTAAGAGCCAACAGAGGCAAAGCAGTCACATCCATGCTGTCCAGTTCTCCAAACTACAACACCAAAGGTATTGAAGGTGGATTTATCGCTTTTGCCCATACCGACATGGAGGCCGACATTAGAGGATTAGCTGGATTTATCCCTGTCGTTCAATATGGCACACGCCAGCCTTTGTGTCCTGAAGAAGTGGGTAGCGTTGAAAATGTCCGCTTTATTCTGTCTCCTTTGCTTGAGCCATTCCAAGCCGCAGGAGCAGCAGTAGGCGCAACAGGCATGATTGCTGACAATGCCACTAATATCGATGTGTATCCTTTATTGGTCATTGCCAAAGAAGCTTATGGATTAGTGCCTTTGAAAGGCATGAACTCCATTACGCCAAGCGTTCTTAATCCAGGTATGCCTTCTAAGTCTGATCCATTGGGTCAAGTGGGCTTTGTGAGTTGGAAAACTTACTTTGCTTCCAAGATTCTTAATGAAAACTGGATTGCTCGCTTGGAAGTTGGTTGTACCGCGCTTTAATAGCAAGCGATAATAGCATTTGGCTAATCATCTTTTACCTAGCCCTATAGAAATATAGGGCTACAAACCTTATAGGCAAAGACCATGAGAAACCCATCATTTCAATCAGTCAATGGCAATTTTGTCCTTGGCAATTCCGTATTAGCGGAAGGCACTAACGCTGCTACTATTAAGACCACTGCCGCAGTGGATTTTGTTATTTCCGGCTTAGCATATTCCAAGGCCGCTACCGACAACATCACCGTCACTGCATGTGCAGCCCAAGCCGACTTAACCAGTTGCATGTATCTGATTACCATTGATGCCGCCGGTACGGTGACTACCACCAAAGGCACAGAGCAAGTCACAGGCTCAGGCTTAGATATGTTATGGCCTACGATTCCTGCCAATTCTGCTGTATTAGGTGCTATTAAAGTAGCCACATCTGGAGCCACTTTTACCGCCGGAACCACAGACTTAGGCGCAGGTACGGTCACTGACACCTATTACAACTTCTTCACGCCGCCAACTTGGGTATGGCAAGCATGAGTGTAGTATTAACTCAGTACACCAATGCGATGTCTAATGATGGCGCAGAGATACAAAAAGTGATGTCTGCCGCCATTGATGACTTAACCGCGCTTAGGGCGACTGTGGCATCACTAAAGACTGATATGGACACTTTAGTCGCCAAGTTGAATGCTGATACCGGAGTCACAGACACAAACTATGCTGTGACTACATCAGCCCCTTCTGCGCTCACATTAACTAAATGAGATTAAGGGGGCGAAAGCCCCAAGCTCTGCCCCCTGCTTTCTCGCTTTAAGAGGACTTTATGAATATTGATGAAATTACAGACCACGAAGAATTATTTGCTTTAGCCGATAGCATGGGATTAAGGGCAGATCGCCGCTTATCTTTTGATAAGTTAAAAGCCATGATTAAGGCAGAATACAAAGCTGAACATGCCAAGCCCACTCAAAAAGACATTGATTCCAATAGAAAAGTCTCTTTGACCATCCATAAAACCGATGGAGATACCGGCTCAACTCATGTCCCTGTCTCAGTCAATGGAAAGACTTGGTTGATTAAAAGAGGTGAGACAGTTGAGGTTCCTGCTTTTGTGGTGGAAGTGTTGCGAAATGCCGTCAAAGAAATCTATGTTCAAGATAGCGTTCAAAAAGAAATCATAAGACGGGAAGTGCCTTCCTATCCTTTTAGTGCGAGCGCCTAAATATATAATGATTGCGCTTAAAACTAATGATTGCGCCTAAATATAATGACTACGCCTTAATCCAATGACCAAAGACCAACTCAAAAGCTTTGTTCGTACTCAGATCGAAGATATTGATAGCCAAAACTATCAATTATCCGATACGAACTTTAATATCTTTTTGAAAGAAGCAGAAAGAGAAGCTTTTGAGCGAGCTAAGTTAGGTCGAATCAATCAAAACATTACTCTAGTAGTAGATCAGGCGAGCTATGACTTGCCATTTGAAATCATAGAATTGATTAGAGTTAAAATATCAGGCGAAGCTAGGCCATTAGTCAAAACCACTCAAAGAGAGCTGGACTTTGAAATTTCATCATGGGATGCTCAGCCTTCATCGACACCAAAGTATTATTATCAGGTGAACGATACCATTACGTTATACCCTACTCCAGATGCCGTAGGGACTTTGCTTTTAGATGGCTATCGATATGCAGAGTATGAGCTAGAGACACCTGAAAACCTACATGAATCATTGGGATATTGGATTATGTATCGGCTTTATTCCATTCCTGATGTGGATACTAGCGATGCAGGTAAAGCGCTACTTTTTGAAAGTAAATTTTCTGATATATTTGGACACAAAAAGAAACAAGAATTTATTGAAACATGGCGCAATGGACAGCCTTATTCTTCCATGATGGCTCATCCATTTAATTAAGGATATGAGATGTCCGACCCCAAATACAGCATCCAAGAAGGCCAAACCGATATAGCAGTCATTAAGGAAAGACTGTCACAGCTTGAAAGGCGTTGTGATAAAAAAGATGCGAGACTTGAAAAACTTGAGGCCGACATTAACCAAAATACCAGAGATGTCTGGATAGAACTTAAGGCGATTGGAGAAGCCTTATCGAATAAGTTTGCCGGGATAGAAGACAAGTACTCCCCAAAGTTTGATGCCTTGTTTGCCTTTCAGAATAAGATGATCGGCTATTCGGTCTTGGCAGCATTGATTATGTCGGCTGTCATTAACTATGTCTCGCAGAAGTTCTTATGATGAGCATAGTCATTATTGTGATTTCGATTGGGGCTATAGTGACTATAGAAGTTGCTAAGAGAAGGTCTTTTAAGAAGTGTTTGGATAAGTACCATTGTAGGGTGGATGACTAAATCCTATTACTAAAACTGATTACTAAGGTATTACTAATATTTTATGAGCGAAACTGAAGAATTAATATTTACATCAAAAGGCATGTTACCCGCCAAAGATTTAAGATACGAAACATTATGGATTGATGGGATGACGTTTGAAGTGGCTTTACAACTCGTCAAACAAGAAAATGGGGATATGGGCTTTAGCCCAAAGATTGAAAAAAGAGGGTTTTTAAGGTTTGTTGAGCGTTATTACTTAGGCGATGAGGTAGTCAAAGAATCGGCGCATGTTTATTTTCCTGGAGGCATTGAATCTAATGCCGAACAGGGCACATTTGGTTAATTTATTTTGAGGATATTAAAATGGCTAATTCACAAGCAGTCTCTACATCGTTTAAGGTAGAAATTTTAAATGGCATTCATGCCTTTGGTACGACAGTGGTTAGGGCTGGAACAGGCGCAGACACCTGGAAGGCGGCACTTTTTTTAAATACCGGCTCACAAGGGGCTGGTACAGCGACTTATTCCACTACTAATGAGTTAGCCGGAACAGGCGGTTATACTCAAGGCGGCGTGACTTTTACCTGGATTGCTCCCACTAGCTCAGGAACCACAGCCTATAGCACACCGAGTGCGAGCTTCTCATGGTCTAGCTTTACATCCAGTGGTACTTTTGATGCAGTCACTCTTTACAACAGTACGCAAAGCGACAAAGCAATGGGAACCTATACTTTTGGCGATCAGGATGTCACAGCAGGTAACTTTACTTTGACGATGCCTACAAACGACAGCAGTACGGGCCTCATTCGCCTAAGCTAAGTCATTGAAAAATAACAAGAAATCCCCATTAGAAGCTTTTGAATCGGGCTTTTGTTGGGGATTTTTTTTAAGCACTATTTTTTATTTTATCAAAAAAATCCATGACTACATTTTTAACACCTGAAGAGTTTGACGCGAGTTATTTTGATGGGGCATTGCAAAGATATGCACATAATGCAGGATGGAGCCGTTATCAAAGATATTATCGAATTAATAGCACAACATCAACTGGAGAAAAATTCAGAGATATAGCGACTGGAGTTTGCAACGAGCTTAAATTAGTAGGAAAAAAAGTTTTAGAACTTGGCTGTGCGAAAGGATTTATTGTTAAAGATTTAAGGGATTTGAATGTCGATGCGTATGGCTTAGATGTTTCTAGTTATGCCATTGGGCAAGGCGAAGAAGGGATGTCGCCTTATTTAACTGTAGGCAATTCCACCGATCGATCTGCTTATGCTGATAATGAGTTTGACTACATCATTTCATTCAGAATGCTTGAATGTCTGTCAGATACAGATATTAATTCAGTATTATCACAATGCGCCGCGAAAGGGCTAAAACAAGCGCATGTAGTTAGTCTTGATGCTAGATCAGATTATTATCAACAAAAATCACTTCAATCTTGGCTAGATGATTATAACTGGCCATCAGGGACTATCATTGCGCCTAACGAAGACTGGCACAACTATATGGTTAAAGCGTAATGGCCGCAGTTCTAGTTACATCAAGCCCGAACAATTCAAACAATCTAAACGGGGCTGATCGATCTCTAGTTAGAACATCGGCTGGGATTCCCTATGTTTTTATTACAGAATCTAATTTATCATCGGTTAGCGTATATAAAGGAAATGGCACCTCACCGACATCATTTTCAAAAGTAGCATCCGCTAGCATCGCGTCGACTTCTTCATTTTCTTGCGCTATTGATTCAAACGATATCATCCATGCTACCTACTACTATTCAAGTGGTAAATTCTCTGCATTGTATTATGTTACTTTTGACCCCTCGACAGATTCATTTTCTAGCGAGACGTCGATTCAAGACATAGGCGCAAACACACCAAGTAATCCAGGCACAGCAATTTCGGTAGATTCTAATAACATTCCTCATGTTGCGTGGGTTGATAGCAATAATAATATGGGGACTGCTTATGATACAGTTTATTACACAAATAAAGTCGGAGGGAGCTGGAATACAGCAGTAGAAGTTTATGGAGTGTCAAATACTTATAATTGTGCAAATCCTAGTATTGCTATAGATAAAAACAATTTGCCATTTATTTGTTTATATGGAAGCCGTACATCACCATCATCAGTTCAAAATACTTTTTACTTTATTGGAAATGTAAATAATTCAACATCATTTACAAGTAATAGCACATCGACAAGCACTTATGATGCAGTTATAAAAAGTATATGTGTTGATTCTAACGGGAATCATTATACTGCACTTTTAGGTCCAAATGATCCGGCTAGTATTTACATCAAAAAACATAATTATTCTGATTCATGGTCAACTTGGAGTACCACATATTCCGCTACTTCATCCGCGGAAGGCACTTCAAATACCCAAAAAGTTGCATTAGTTGCGGATGGTACAGATATTTACGTTTTTTATGAGCATAGTGACAATACCATAAGATATTCTGTTTTTAATGGATCGACATGGGATTCAAATGATAATACTTTAGAGAGTGGCGCGTCTTATAATTCAGTTAGGGCTAAATGGGCTTTCTGGGTAGATAGAGATAGCACTGGGGCAGATGTTGGAGAGCATCAAACAACAAATTCTAGAACAGAATTCGACTATGTTTTCGTTGATGAAACGTCATCACCTGATATTTGGTGGAATACCCTCGCATTATCCTCAGATGTCACCAAAGCCTTAACCGGAACAGCCGTTTCTTTATCCCAAGGCTCTTTGTTTGCTACTCTTAGCAAAGCCATCTCCACACAACTGATTACACTCAGTGCAGGGTCTT